AATCACAGTACATGCACTGTAATCTTTTCCTTGTCCTCTCGAAACATCCACTGTGCAAATATAAGTGTGATCTTTTTGTGGCTCTTCGTATATGGTCAATCCATCCGTGTTTCTTACAATAGGTGACACCCAAGACAGGGACTTCAATTTATGAGAAGAAATCAACGTGTGGGTGGAGCCTATGAAGTCACACTCGAACTCAGACTGGAACTGCTGTTCGTTGGTATTTGCAATTGTTTCCATTTTCCACTTCTCATTCCTAACGGGACCGCCAGGATACATGGGAACCTGACTCCAATGAACTTCAATTGGAATGTATTCATTCTTTCCTGGCTCTCCTACATTTTTAATTGATCCCTTCCAGTAATGATAAAACATATTCAATCCATTAGGAGTTGAAACCATTAGAACTTTCGTACTCTGTCCTGATGTAATTGTAGGATAAACAGAACTAAAGAATTCTTCAGCAATGCCGGTAGGAACGTGAGCAAATTCGTCCAAGAAGATCATATTAAAAGATCCACCACGAACAGCAGAAGCTGAAGTAGATGATGCTAAGATTCTTGAACCATTTTCTAATTCAATAGATCCTTTGTTCCACTCCACAATTCCTTGCTGAAGCCATATTGGAAGATATTCATATGCAAGTTTGAGTCTACTAAGAATCTCTCTCGCTGTTGCTTGCTTATTGGCAAGAATAGCTACATTCATACTTTGATTGAAAAGAACATAATGCAAAATGTAAGACACAACTGTGGTTGATTTGCCACTCTGTCGAGGAAGTTTTGCAATCACAAAACGGTTGTTATGTATTTTTTCTACAATTTCCTTTTGATAATCATATAAATCAAAAGGAACTAATCCATCATCAAGACTTACGACTTTAATATATTTTCTAATAAAGTATTCAGGATTTTGAGAGCATTTCATATACTCCTTGATCTGATCCTTTGTGAAATTTATATTAACGCCTTCGGCCTTAAGATTTGGATTTCCAAGATATCCAGTCTTTTTAGTCGTCACTCTCCACAACCTCCGCATCTAATACATTATCATATGTCTTGAGTGCTTTCTTTGCACTTCTTGACTGGTTTATTAAATCTTGAAGATCTGATGTGGAACCAACATAAATTGCATTCGTTGTGCTATTGTTTATGGTTATATCTTCTTTGGTTATGGTTTTCATTTTACCATGAAGATCCATCAAGTCTTTATTCATCTCGGCTACAGTTTTTATCATCTGACCTGCGACTTCATATGCTCTTGGAGAATCACTATCTGATGCAACATTTATAATTCCATCAATAGCATTTTGACCTGTGTTGATAAGTTCTTTTAGATTTCTTCTAACTCGATTATAATCTTGAGTTAGATCTTTATCTAACTTATCTTTAGATATAACTTCGGCAACTTCTTTCTTTTGTATTTCTTTTGGTTGCTCTTCAGAAGAATTATATTCAACATCTAATGCCTTAGATATTTTGTCATTCACATTTTCTTTTTTCATAAATTATACCTAACTTGGATTGGGAGGATTATATGTCGAACCTGATCCATATGTATTTCCGAATCTATCAATATATCTCTGACCAGACATGGTAGAACCACTAGGCCCAAATGTATATATGTTCGTATATGACTGATAGTTACTCATGGTAAATCCAGTATATCCACCATCAACCGATGCACCACTCACTCCTACATCAACTCTAGATATGGCTCCAGATGGTCCACTTGTTAAGTAATTCTCACCGACTAAATTGAAAAAAGTAGTTTCGGTGTACAGTATAGGTTCTTTCTTCTTTATTTCGCCAAATACATATGACTTAGCAGTAAAATCATATTGTGTTGTTATGTTTCTTCTAGATTCAAAATCTCCCTCAAACTCTTCTTCAATTGAAACATTATTCAAGATAAAAGGAACATCAACCTTTTTGTTTATATCATTGAAGTTTATTGTCACATTAAACTCTGGAGTAAAGTAAGGAAGAATTTGTTCTGTTAGCTGAAGTGCATCAGTCATATCTTTCACAAAACCATACAATGAAAAATTAAAATTATACGGAACTTCTGCATAAGAATAAGAAGATAGTCCTCCAGTAGATCCGGAGAGATTTGTTCTTCTTCTTTCTAACGTATTTCTTTTTCTTGCTGGATCATATGAAATATCTGTTATATCAAATCCAAGTCTTGGTAAAGTTATTTGAACTTTTGTTGAATCTGATATTGAGCTACTCTCTTCAATTCTTCTGAGAAATTTTTCTTTGGGACCATAAGACAAAGGAACTCTAATATATTCTTTTTGTCCGGCAGAATTAGTAGACTCCAATTGGATGTCGTTAAATAGAGATCCAAATGCAACTACTAATCTTCGTATTGATTCGTTGTAAAAATGTCTAAACATTAATAATCACCTTCAGAGAAAGGATCTGTTTCTGTAAAGTCAAAGATATTATCAAAATCTACATTATATTCTATATCATCGTTGTCGCCCATAGTGCCAGAATCTTGAGGTTCATTCGGAACTATTATGGATGTATTCTCAGTGCTGGCAATATGATATTCTGTTGTAGAGTTTGCACCCTGAACACTCTCGCTTGATCCTGTTGCAAGAGTTCCAGACAGATTCGATATCTGTAAAATCTTAGTTGTTGAATTCCAATCAATAACAGTGGCAGTTGCTGTAGCTTCTGATGCAGTTGCTCCAGTAAATCCAGATCTTTGGAAAATCTGTTCACCTTCTAGATAATTTATATAAGAATCGCTACTAATTCTATCACCTAGATTTAATTTAAGAACGTATTCTTTTCTCTCGTCTTCCACGATGTCAATATCATCAAAACCAGTTTCAATTTCTTGTTTCTGATCGTGAGTAAAGATTTCACAAGATAGTTTATAAACATAAAGTTTTCCAAGCTGATAGAAAGGATTTTCATGTTCAACGAAATTGATTTCAAAAATGGTTTTACTAAGTGGGAAAAATATCAAGTCTCCCTCTCTAGGTCTACCGATTCCTTCAATTGTAGTTACTTCTTCTTCAAATCTTCTTTTTGAAACTAGTAACTCAATTCTATCTTTTATTTGTAAACCATATCTTGATATGATATCCCCTTCACCCTCGAAACCATCAACAGATTGGATATACATTTCAATATCATATCCCTCATTAAATTTGGAAATTATATCATCCCCGAAAAGATTATCTCTTCTGATAATCTCTCTTGGAACGTAGATCATGTCTCTGCCCATTGTTTTTATAGTTTCAATGGTTAGATCTTCTGTGACGTTTTGCTCTCCGCCATAATCTCTAAAGTAAGGGTTTCTTGCCATTTAATTATCCAACCATAAAGTCAGGAGGTAGCTCGTATTCTAAAAGAACTCTCTCTTCTATTCTTTGAACTTCTTCTTGTGCTTCTCTATACAGATCTGCACCTCTAATAGTCACTCCACCCGGCAATTGAACTCCTTCAAATTTCGAGAGGTTCGATCCCCATTGCCGTTTTATTAAAGAAGTAACATATTCTTTTAACAACCTATCATTAAAGATTTCGCTGAAAGTATTGGCACTCAGTAAAGAGTATGCTTCAAAAACAATAAAATCTCCCGCACCAACATCTGAAGACCAGTCCATATCAATGTATAACTTGTTTGTTACTTTACTAAATCTAAAGTTTTTCTCAGGATTAAACATTTGCTCTACTAAACTGATAAATCTTTTAGTTGAATCAAATGATGCAAGTCCCATAGACTCTCCATAATTGGTACTTCTATTCACACCGAAGTAGTCATTTAAGGACATTTGGTATTTCACATTAAACATGTTTTTAGTAAATCCACCAAAAGGCATAACTCTAATAACTGATAAAATTTTATTACCGGGGGGTGCGCCAGTATAACCAGCAGCATCACCAGCAGTTAGTCCACTGAGTGAAATGTATCCATTAGTAATATCATCTGATGTTACTTTATGTTGATAGTAGTGTCTCTCAACACCATCAAAATGTCTCTCAGCAAAAAAGTCTAGAGCATCATCAACACGCTCTTCTGCTTGTTGCATATCGACATTTATATCAACAACAGGATGACCAAGTCTCCTGAAGGAATAGTCTATTAACGAATCAACCGAATTGGGGGTTGCCATGTATGAAACCTCCTGTTTTCATAACTATGTATAACTTTTAAGGCAACCCACTTATGGTATAAAAATCACTTTTTAGGAGGGGTAGGAGTCTCGTTTAAAGAAACTTTTATATTTGAAATTTCACTCATATCCATACTTTCGATAT